GATTGTGTTCTTTAAGGGCGTTCCTGTTGAGAATAAAGAGATTGCATATATGGCCATCGGCTCGCTGATAACCATGTGCGGTACTGTTCTTAACTTTCACCGTGGCTCCTCTGCTGGGAGCAAGTCTAAAACCGAAGAGATGATGAAGGGTATTAAATGAGTGACTTTCAGAAAGAAATTGTGTCTATCGCACGAATGATGTCAATGACCTTGTGTTTCGTTATCTTGTGCATGACGATGAGCCTGCTTGGTGGTCTGTTTATGCCAAACAGCGTAATCGACAACAAAGACATCTTCCCAATCATTGCCCCTGCCTTCTCCACAATCATTGGCGGCTTTATCGGCTGGTTGGCTGCAATCAAATTAAACAACGCTACTGAGGAAAAAGATGACACAGTTAACAGCTAATTTCACGCTCCATGAACTTACCAAGAGCGAGACTGCTTTGCGTCTTGGTATGGAGAACGAGCCTGGCCCTAAAGAGATTGCAAACTTGACTACATTAGCGGGCGAGATTCTGCAAAAGGTTCGTGACCACTACGGCAAGGGCGTAAAGGTTAACTCTGGATTTCGCCATCCAGACGTAAACGCTAAGGTCGGTGGGTCTAAGACATCAGATCATTGCCAAGGTCAAGCGGCTGATATTGAGATACCTGGCGTTCCAAACCATGAGCTTGCTGAATACATCTCAAAGAACTACAAATTTACTCAAGTGATTTTGGAGTTTTACACGCAAGGTATTCCTGACAGCGGTTGGGTTCATGTTTCGTATGACCCTGCAAACCTGAAATGCCAGACCCTGACTGCTGTTAAGCAAGACGGGAAGACTGTTTATTTGCCTGGCCTTCACGCCTGACATAAATAGTTAATACTGGTAACGTCTAATGCGCCTATGAAAATTAAGCGCGTAGACATTCGCTGTTTGCAAATACAGAAGGAATTGCAGGTACTTCAAAAGAAGTGCTTGCCTTCTGATACGCCTTCTGACACAACAACAGGATGGTGGTGGATAGTTTATGACGCACTCAATTTGCCATGCGCTTTTGCGGGTCTTGTTCCTAGTGTTCGCTGGGGTGATACTGGTTATCTGTGTCGTGCAGGCGTTCTATCTGGTTATCGTGGACAAGGAATACAGAAAAGACTTATTCGAGCGAGGATTCGCCAAGCCAGAGCGTTAGGCTGGCGCTGGCTGATTACTGATACATATCTCAACCCTGCATCTTCAAACAGCCTCATCAATTGTGGTTTTAAGCTGTTTGAACCGAGTAAACCTTGGGGTGCTACTGGCACTTTATTTTGGCGACTTAAACTGAAGGATTGATATGCCTAGACCGTTATGTTCAGAAAATGAGTTTATTGAACTGTGGAAGGTTCACGGCTCAACTCAAAAGATTGCTGAGATTCTTGGAACAACCTTACGCAAGGTAAACGCCAGACGCAGGCGCATTGAGGAAAGACGTAACATTCCATTAGAAAACCCTTCAACAAAAGCAGATCAGTTTAGGGGATTGCAGCAATCTGCAAAGAATCCAGCTAGGGCTAATTTGGGGATAGAAAATGGAACTGTCATTATTTTCTCTGATTCACATTTTTGGCCAGGTATTCACACTACTGCTTATCGTGGTCTGTTATGGGCTATTAAAGAACTGCAACCGAAGGCAGTTATTGCTAACGGGGATGTTTTTGACGGTGCTTCCATTAGCCGTCATCCTCGTATTGGCTGGGATTCAACCCCTACTGTTATTCAGGAACTAAAAGCCTGTGATCTAGCAATGGGCGAAATTGAGGAAACCGCCAAGGCTGCCCGTCACAATGTCCAGTTGGTTTGGACACTTGGCAATCATGACGCGCGTTTTGAGAACCGTCTTGCCGCAAACGCACCGCAGTACGAACAAGTTAAAGGGTTTTCCCTTAAAGACCATTTTCCTGCGTGGAAACCCTGCTGGTCATGTTGGGTGACTGATGATGTGGTCGTTAAACACCGCTGGAAGGGCGGTATTCATGCTACCCACAACAACACAGTTGGAAGCGGTAAAACAATGGTTACAGGCCATCTACACAGCCTTAAAGTAACACCTTACGCCGACTATAACGGCAACAGGTTTGGGGTTGATACGGGTACACTTGCTGAGACAGATGGCCCACAATTCATGGACTATTTGGAAGACGCGCCTGTTAACTGGAGATCGGGTTTCGCCGTTCTGTCATTTAAAGATGGGAAACTTCTCTGGCCTGAGTTAGTTCACAAATGGGCTGATGGGCAAATCGAGTTTCGTGGGCAAATTATTGATGTTTAAAGGACTAATCATGTACAAAATTGAAATCGACATTTCGGCTTGGGGTGGTGATGAGAAGGTAACTATCGAGACTAGCGACTTTGACAAGATTGAGTTAATCCGCGAGTTTATTGAGTTTCAGCAAGAAAACGGCTGGGCTGCTGACTACGAGCAAGTTGCTGAATTTGATGACGAAGAAGAAATAGAAGAAGAAGTCGAAGAAGATGAAGACGAAGCTGTGACCGTCTCCACCTACATCATTACAAAAATCGAAGATTAAACTTTTGGAAGTTTTTTCCTGCATTTGGGTTGCCTTGACCACGTTTAGGTGGTTGAAGCAACTCATTGTGGGTTTCAGCAAAGTAGTCCAGATTGTTAATCTGAGCCTTGCGCCAGCCAGTCCTTCGATATTTAAAGTCTGAAGGTTTAGGCCAAGGTGCGTTTGGGGCTAATACTGTTTTAATCATTTCTTGCCTTTAGCATTGCGTCTGCTTGTTGATAAGCACATCTAGCCAAATCAGAAACATATTCTTCATAAGTTTCAGTTTCTAGTTGATCGCTGTTTGTGTTTGCATGAAAACCCTGCATTGCCTTGGCAGCAAAGTAATCGCGCAATGTCATGCCTCGTGAATTTGTATCTAAATCTTCCACATAAACACTTTGAACGGGAAAAGCTGATTCATTCATATTAACTCCTTCTGTTGAGGCTTAAAGCGCCATTCACGCTCTGCCCTGCCGCTGTTAGACGTTACCTGTTTTCCAGTTAACTCTATTAAATCCATTTTTTCCAACTCATTCATGCGCCTAGCAACCTGATTGCTTTGCAGTCCTGTGTAGTTAGAAATACCATCCTTGCCCAATGGTCCAAATTGTTATAAACACGCCACAATCAAATCGTGGTGCATCTTGGCTACGTCTTTGATGGAATCAGCCGCTTTAAAGCTGGTGATTGCGTCTTTGGTTCTCGCTCTGAAAAATTCAAACATATTGGTTCCTATGAGAAAAGGTGGGGGCTACTCATTATTGGCAACTGCAAATTGCTGACTTTCACCCCCGAAAATTAAAAGGGAATGTCTCCATCAGGGAAGTCGTTAGCAGGCGCTTTCTTTGCTGGCGCTTTATAACCATCTGCCTGCGGTTCAAAAAGGTAAGCCCAACCCTCCCAACCGCCTTCAACCAAAGGCATCTGGTCAAGTTTAAGCATCGGGCCTTTCTTGGTTTCGATAACGCTGCCGATGCGCTGGTAGCGAATTTTCTCTTGCCCGTCTTTCTGGTACACGCCAGCTTTTACGGTTACTTCATAAATGATTGCCATTTTTTTCTTTCAGTTCGTTTAGTTTCTTAATTTTGCCATCCAGTTCGGTCAGGAATTGGACAACTTCTTTCTCCAACATTTGAATGTAGGCATCGTCACGGGGTACGCGCTTTACAAACAATTGAAGTTCTGTTGGCAACCTTGGGTCAAAAGACACAAAGTCGCACCACTTGCGGCCAGTACAGGCAAGCTGAAATTGAATCTGCGTTATGTGCTTGCTTGGCACAGCTTGGGACAACAAAGTGTCAATCGCTGTACTGGTATTTGGGCATTTTATTTCCAAGATACCCTCAGAACCCACATATCCATCAGGAGAAGCGCCAGCGTCCTCAATTATTGGGTGGGTAATCATGGCAACCTCATCCACTAAAACGTCTGCATGGGCTTCATACGCCGCCCTAGCAAGTGGTTCAGTCTCAGTACCCCATTGCATAGCTGAGTTGGTAAACGACTCAGCGACTGTGTTGGTCATACGCTCACAGACCAATTGCGCCATGTAATTGTCGCGGCTGGTGCTGTAACCCGTCTTAGTCTTGGCTATTACGTCAGCGACCCGTGAGGCCGTAACTTTGCCAAGGCGCTGTGCAAACCATTCTGGGCTTTGTTGTTCAATCATGCTTCGCCTCTTGCTCGGATTGCTTTGGCTACCCTTGTGCCGTAGATGTTTACATTTGTTGGAATGTGTGTGTCGCAGATTGTTTCTTGCGCTAACTTTGCACACGCATCACGCTCTTTAGCTGCTATCAGTTTGGCAAAGGCTGTAAGGTCTGTAATATAAGTGCAAGACAGATACGCCTCATCAAACTCAGTAATCAGTTGCGCTTCTTTGTCAGAAATCCACGCCTGTCTAGCCATCTCAATGATTTCATCTTGTGTCATGCCAAGCTCGATTTCTTTGCATCTTTAGCTGCAATGACTTTCTTTTGCCAGTTGGCATCTGTACCGCAGGCTTTGTAAGCTGCTTGGTAGGCGGCTTTTAAGCTGTCCTGATCGGTTGCGTCTTGAATGGCAAGCAAGTGGTCAGCCATCAGGTTTGAATCAACCAAAGTCTTTGCTGGCCGTGTGGCTGCATTGCCGTCATCATCTTCTGGAGCGATACCACAAGCGGCCATCAAGCTGTAACGCCTGGCGTATGTCAGCGCCGATCCATAACCCTGTGGGTCTTGTTTGCTGGCAGGAACTTGCAGGATGCCGCATTCAAGCATTTCGCCTGATTCATGGATAAACACAGTCTCAACCATGATGCCAGTAGCGCAGTCGTAGCATTTCTGAATCATGGCAATACCGTTATCGTTTAAAGCGTCTATAACGGCCTCAACGCAAGCGGAGAGGTCAGCATATCGGCTGCGGAAATGAGGGTTTGTAGCGGTCTTTAAAGCAGGGCCAAAAGCCTTCTGTGCTTTGACAAGTGCGGTGGCGATGTTTTTCATAGTCCAGTCCAGATTAAGATGAATACGGTGAAGGCAGCAACAACATAAAGAACACGCAAGACGCGCTCAAATAGTGGTTTTTTTGGTGGGGTCAGGTCAGGGTAAAAAGTGTTTTTCATGTTCGCTCCATCATTTCGTTAGCCAAGTTAGTAATACGCATAGATTCTGAAGGTTTCAGATCGTACGTGATGTTGTACAAGCTATGAGCAATAAAAACAAAAGCATCATTTGGGTCGTCAAAAGCCACAATGACAGCGCATTCCATGCCGCTGAAGTTCACGCTGGTGAAGATTTGATGTGCAAACTGATCGGGGAAGATGTAAGTGCGTTTCATAATGTTTCCTAAGTTACCGCTTGCATTGCGCTACGGGATTATTGAATTATAACACAAGTTAAGAAGGGCTTGCGCCCAATCTTTAAGCGTAGGTTAAGTTTTGGAATTCAAAACTATCAGCCAGCTCTGGAGCTGCCGACTTGCGGACATTGATTGACACGCAACCAAAGCCATAACGCTCTGCCAAGTATTGCTTGGCGTCTTGGGTGTTAGCCAAGATTGTGATTTCGATGGAAGCAAAATCCGAAGGGAGAAAACTGAAATCTGTCATTTCTGACTCCTAAACTACCTCTTGCGTTGCGCTAAGGAATGACTAAACTATAACCTAGATTAAGCATACGTCAACAATTATTTTGTAGGGACAAACCCTAATGTCGCTTATATACAACTTAATTAAAGTTATGTTATAATGTAGCTATGAAAAAAACACAAGCAATCAAACTTGCAGGCTCACAGGTTGAGCTTGCTAAACTATTGGGTATCAGTCAGCCAGCGGTTTCTGCGTGGAAAGACGTAGTGCCAAAGGCCCGTGTGTGGCAACTAAAGGTCTTACGACCAGATTGGTTTAAAGATGAGTTACGCTGAAACAGAGATGAAAATTATCCGTCAGGTCGAGGCAACTCGCGGTTTTGACGGAAACATTGAGATTGACCTGGAGGCCATTGAGGACTACATGGAATCCCTGCGCTGGTTCAATGAGCAAGAAAGCCCAGACAAGATGGCCAAGATGATTGGCTGGATTGGCTTATCGTTGATTAGCATCTGTGCGACTTTGGATGTGAACTTTGCTGACTGTTTAGAGGTTGCCTATGAAGAAGGCGAGGGCAATCAAGATGTGTTTGAGGATGAAGATTCTTAAGCTATAATGTTTTGAAACAAGGCTAGGTGCGAAGTCATGAGCGCACCGAAAAGAGTTACCCCTTCTCCTGCCCATGTTTCTTCATCTAAGGGGCTATTAAAAAGCGGGCTATATGCACTATTACCAGCATCATATTGGTGACTTCATCAAGGACACATCGTTCTTGACTAATGAAGAAGTCGGCATTTATTTAAAACTTTTGTGGCTTTATTACGACACAGAGCAAGCATTGCCAAACTCAATGTTTGAACTTTCTATGAAAGCAAATGCGCGTGATGAACAAGATAAATTGCTTGGAATTCTTGATATGTTTTTTACATTGAAAGAGAACAAATGGCATCACACACGTTGCGACAAAGAAATTAAGCATTACCACCAACAGCTTAACACGGCATCTAAGGCTGGCAAAGCATCGGCGGCTAAACGGGCGTTGAACAAGAATCCAACGGGCGTTGAACAGGCGTTGAAGTTACGTTCAACAGACGTTCAACCAACCAATAACCAAGAACCAATAACCATTAACCAAGAACCAAAGGTAAAGACGCAGCGCGGTTCCCGCCTGCCTACCGACTGGACTTTGCCAGAAGATTGGAAAGCATGGGCA